ACAATTTTTTCGATAGAGCCATAAGCAAGGCGAAAGGAATACTCTGTTCTAATCCTTAGTTGAATCATCGATACCCTCTTGAATAAATGCATAGACACCTAAATCATGGATAGAATCTTTATGCTTGGCATCCCATTGATTGCAATATCTCATAAGCTTGTGAACAATCATTGTTAAATTACCAAATCTTTTTATGTTATCCTCATCCCACATTTGTTTACTGTCTAATCCATCTGGGAATAATGCTTTCATGACATCTCCAAACTGATTGTACGTGTAACCATAATTTGATCTTTCATTAAAAGTTTCATGAGCATTAATTAAATTTAGACCAATTGATTCTTTAGTGAGTGCATCTTTTAGTTTTTTAGAATTTTGCATTTATTTTCCTTTCTTTTGTGAGGTGGCACTAAGCCACCTCTCTCTGATGCTGTTCCAATAAAAACAGCCTTGTTTTATTTCTCCAAGATTGATATCCTTCTACTGTTTGAGGATATCCATCTCTTTTAAGCCATTGTCTAATGTGTAACAAAAGATATCCTTTTGACTCCAAAATAGGTAATGGCATCTCATTGTTTGTAATACGTTCAAAATATTCTTCAACTGTAAAATGATCAATTAAAAATCTCTTGAAACTTGGAGCAGATTTCTTTGCACCATATTTCAATCTGGCTACAAAACTAAACTTAGGTTGAAAATTAGGATTATCACTTTCATAAAATATATAATTACAGTTATCGCCTTTTTTAATTTGTAAATTATCTTTTGTGAATTTCATCTTTTTTCCTTTCTGATTACCTTATATAATTAATATAGTGATTCGTTTGTATTTTGTCAACCCCTAAAGATAAAATAATTTTTTATTTAATGTTTTCAGTAGTTTATTATAGCTTAACACAAAAACCCATAAAGTTATATGATTGCCATATTTTAGAAACATTGCCTAATTGATTTAATTCTAATGTTAATTCTTTTTCAGTTTTACAAAACATAGAAACAGATAATTGTGTATCTTTATCTAAAATCTCTTTATCAGTAAATGACTTCCTTTTATCTTGTACATGCATTTTATGAACTAATGTTTGAACAACAGGATCATCTAAATATACTTTTTCAGCTACAAGAAATACTGCACCTTTTTTAATTCTTTCTTTAATTTTACATAAAACTCTTTCTCTTTTTAATTTACCTAAAAATTGTAAAGTAAACATGGAAACAACGACAGATATATTTTTAATATTTGGCAATGCTTTTTCAATGTCATCTTCAATAAATTCAAAATTGTTAAAAGAATTTTGCAAAGTAATCTCATCAATTCCTATGTATCTAGAATTTTTTGTTTTTGGTAAATTAGATAAAAACCTACCTGTAGAACATCCAATATCGACAACAGAAGTTTCTGGTTGAGCAAATGCACAAGTAATACCAGAAAATACATTACTTAAATTTTTATAACTAGGAATTGATAAATTTATATGTTTATCAAAATCCTGTATTGATTTAAAATCAAACATATTTTTTATCCACTTCTTTAATTCTAGTTCCTAAAAATTCCATTACATTTATAGACATCCCCCTACCACAAGCTTCATATCTTTTAGAACTTGGACATTCTTCTTTTGGTTTTCCCTTGTATGGAACTTGAGTATAATTATCTGGCAAGCCTTGTAACCTTTCGCACTCTAAAGGCGTTAATCGTCTAATTTTATTTTGTCTAACAATGCAAGGCTGTCTATTCCCACCTGTCATAGCATTTAATGTAGGTGATATTTCTTCTTTTTTAACTCTAGCTATTCCATCTGGATTATTTGGTTCAAAAACAACAGTAGAATTTTCAAGTATAGAATGTTTATCATGGGCAGTTAACGTATACATACTACCATCGTTTTTAATACCACTACCATTGCTTTTAGAATGACCACCTGCTATAGAAACAAGATCTGTAGCAGATTTATAATCCCTAGCAGCTATTGTTCCTGCGATATCATCTTCGACTCTTTGATCGCTTCTAGTAAGGCGAAACGTAGTTTTTCTGGTAGTTTTTTCCCTTTTCTTTCTGCTCGGTGGAGTATCCCAAGACAAGACTTTTCTGTCAAATAATACTTCTGCTGGACCTCTCCAATCTCTAATATGTCCGACAACGAACACACGCCTTCGCATTTGTGGAATTGCTCTGGGAAATCGTTGTGTTCGTATATATTGAGTGTCAAGAACCCTGTAGGCGAACCCATACCTGAGTTCTGCCAACCCCCCAAGAAAGGTTGCAAAATCCCTTCCTTTGTTAGATGACAACACTCCAGGCACGTTTTCCCAAACGACCCACTTGGGATTAAGTCTTTTAATAAGGAGTATAAACTCAAGTGCGAGGTTTCCTCTATCTGACTCAATTCCTTCCCTAAGTCCTGCGATTGAGAAGGTTGCACATGGAGTTCCTCCAACAAGGACATCTGGAGATTTTCCTCCAAGATCTTCTTTTTTGACTTTCGTAAAATCGCCATAATTCTTCACCTCTGGATAATGATAATTTAATACTGCTGATCTAAAAGATTCTATCTCACAAAACCCCATTGGTTTAAATCCAAGTGGATGCCATGCAACTCCTGCACATTCTATTCCACTACATATTGAAAAATAATTCATAGTTTTCCTTTCTAAATATTAAAATATCTAAGACCTCTTGGCCTAACTAAAAATAAATTTTCTTTTGCTCTGGTAAGTGCTACGTACCAAACTCTGTTTTCTTCATCATTGCCTAAACTGTTCCAAGATAATCTTCCCATGTCAGTTAATAGAACAACATTATCAGCTTCACCACCTTTTGACTGGTGAATAGTTGAAATAGTAATTCTAGGTTTATCTTTAAATCTTTCACCATTTCTCATACATGATCTTAAATATTCTCTTTCATCTGGTGGGATACCTCTTAATATCTCCATCCAATCTTTTTGTATAGCTTCTGGTGGTAAACCAAAATCTTCTAGATTATAAGATTCTTTTGCTTTTATTCTAGTTTTAAATGTAAAGTATTTAGCTAAATTTTTAGCATCGAATAAACTAATCTCATTATTTTTTCGCATTGTTTCCCATGCCATGATTGCTCTAGTTTCATCAGTATCTAATGAACTTTTACCATTGTAAATGTATCCATATCCTTGTTGTCTAACAACTTGCTTTAAACGATATAAAGTATATTTACTTCTACCCATACATAACCAAGATCCTTTTTTACTAAAGTCAATTTCCTGTTCATCAGAAACATATTCAACTTCACCACTATCAAGTTTTGAATTGTATGGTTTTACATATCTGCTTTTAATTCTATTCACTACATCAGTAGCTAATCGATGTATTTTTTGTGGTACTCTAAAACTTTGTGGCAATATCATTTGATCACCTTTTAAACTTAAAAACTTTTTAACATCTGCACCTGCCCAACCAAAAATAGCCTGATCATCATCACCTGCAATATAAACTTCTTTGGCATATTGAGATGCAGTAATTGCCATCCTATACTGTAAAGAACTTAAATCTTGAGCTTCATCAATAATACAAATATCTATTGGCAATGGCTCATGAAACTTTTCTAACATATCAGTAAAATCCAATAGTTTGTTTTGTTTTTTATATTTTACCAAAGCATCACTATATTGTTTGACAGCATGAAAACTTAAATCATTTTCATTTACATATTCATATTGTCTTTCTAATGATCTTAATCCAACTCTTGAAAGTGATTCAACTCTGGAGCACTTATCACCTAATCCCATGCCAACATGAACTCCAAGATCTTCATCATAAATACCTTTGAACTCTATACCCATAGCTTTACCTATGTTTCTAAAATGTTTGTCGGTCATAATCTCATCACGTTTCAAACCTAATCTTTTAAATGCTAATGAATGTAATGTTCTGAAAAATGGAAACCTACCAGTATCAAATCCAAACTTTTCCATAGCTCTTTCTTGAGCTTCATGTGCTGCTTTTCTGGTAAATGCCAGATAGGCGATTCGTTCTGGTTCAATACCTCTGGCTAAACTTTGTTCAACTATATTCAGAAGAGTTGTTGTTTTTCCTGTTCCAGGGGGTCCAAGTATGATTTGAACATGTCGCATTATTTTTTCCTTTCTCATCTGACCAATAAACATAAACAATAGATCCACACTTTGGACAACTTAAATTCGTTACATATTTATGATCTTCATCTTCCTCTAAATCATGATCCCCACCCCATATTAATACTTGAGGTCC